TATGCTTCTCCCGATATTTGTTTGTTTTTCCATTTCTCTTTTAATTTATCAATAGCTGTTTTGTATTCAGCTACACTCCTACCATGCCCTTTTGCAAGTTCTGGATAAATCACGGCAGAAGTAATATCATATTCCAATGCTTGCAAGGCCGCCATGTCCACCCCTTGAACGGAAGTTAACTTTTTAATTAACTCCATTCGCCTATTCCAATTTTTTATTTGCTCATTAGTGTAACCGCGACGTCGAGAAAACTCCTCGCCCATCTTTGGCTTGCCCTCGCTTATCAACTGATTCATTAGTTCATCAGCAGTAAACTCTTTGCCCGTTACCGGGTCTTTCGTTTTTTCTTTTTGTTTCTTTTCCGCTTCGCTTGTCGCAACAGCCAATTTAAAAAACTCGCGAGACTGTTCGAGGGTCAATCCTATCTCTACCCCATTATTAATCAGATCATCAAATTTTACCTCCGGGTAAAGATAAGATTGACCCTCGATTAGTTCTTGATCCTTGACAGGCTCCTCTACCTTTGACTCTTCTACTGGTGGCTTTTCTACAATTTCTAAGGTATCAGAAACTTCTTCTACTGTTAATTCTCCTTCTGTTGGATCTTCTACTGGAGCAACCTGATCTAATTGAACTTCAGGTTCAGGTACATCTACCTGATCTGGACTCTCTTCTGGTATAGGTATTACAACAGGAGGCAACTCATCTGATTCCGCGCTATCATCCTTGAAGAACGTATTTTCATAATCACTTACAAATTGATTACCACGTTCTATAGGTAACGATAATGCTGTAGCTTGTGCATCAGCTATTGTATCCATCCACTGATTAAAAGATGCCTCATTATAAAGATCCCCAGTTTTACGTAATCCTTTTCCGTAAATACTAAACACTGAAGCTTCCATAAGAAGATGACTTCCCCATTCTTTAGCAGTGCGATCAGGTAACTCATCTCTAGTTAATGCGGCTCGACCTAACTCTCCATACCTTTCCTCCATCATCTCACCAAAAACACCGTTCCAACCACGATTCTTAATTTCAGTAAAAAATGCGTCTGCTTTCTTTTTTGGATTACTTTTAAACCAGCGTCTAGCAATTGCAGCTTTAAAACCTGGGGATAAACGCTCCATCACTTCCCCTGCTCCCTTACCTAAAGATTTAAATGCTTTTAACCCCATTTGCTCAGACACCATTTCAACGGCAGTCTTCGCGTAACCTTCATATAAGGCTGTTAAAAATTTTGGATCTTCTTCACTTATCCATGCCTTTAATTGATTTTGATCATCCTTTGATAATTGTATCTTTTCACTGGCTAATGTTTCAGCAAAATTCTTGGCAATATGTTGTGGCTGAGTAAATGCCTGAGTCATACCACCACCAACAATACCAACACCACGCATTCCTGCTGTTGCAGCTTTAGCAGTTAATGTTCCTTTTAATTTTTTCTTTATCCCTTCAGAAACAGCTTTCTTAACAAGATTTTCAGTAACTTTTGCTCCCCCTCTAAACACTCCAAAAGTAGAAGCAATTTCAACACCAAAAGCTGGAGTAGATGTTAATAAATCTCCAGCCTTACGAAACCATCCTTTGGCTTCTTCAGTTTCAAGATTAGCCATATACTCACCAATTCTTGCAACATCCTTTTCGTAATCCTCATAAGCAAATTGCCCTTTATAATCCCCTTTATTTAAACGCTCACCCGCTTCATAAGTTAAAGCTAATTCATTGGCTTGTTTAAGACCTCCTAAATAAGGAACCCGATCCAGCCAATAGCTCATAACACTATCCCCTTTTTCTAATGCCTTTTGCTTTTCCCTATCAATTGCTTCAGCCATTCTAGCTTTACGCCCTGCTTCAACTGCTTCAATACCCGCTTTACTTTGTAACGCACCTCCGGGTATAGCCCGTGTAGGATCAGTCTCCCTCATCCCTTCAGCAGTAGCTTCCCAATCAGTTTCTTCATGTCGCTGCAATAAACTTGGGGAATCTCCTTTACCATATAATTCTCTAAAAGAACTTTTACGGGTAACATCTCCGGGTTCACGCATGAATAATGGAACTTGATTATTCTGAAACGTAACAGGCTTACCAATATCATCAGCAAGAATATCAGGCTCCTGCAATTCTGGTTTTGGTTCCTGATCCGGTTGTGCTATAGGATTAACATCAAAAGTAACTCCTCCAGTTGGCTCCATTCCAACTTTGCCAGAGTTTAATTTATTAAATATTTTTTCTAAAAAGGAAGGATCTTCATAACCCGTTAATTCATCAGGAATATCCGGCGGGGTACTTTCCATTTCAGAAACGAAAGACTTAAATCCTTCATCTTGTAAAAAATCAGGATATTCATTTTTAATAAAATCACTTAACTCCCGATCATTAACATCTCCAAACCGAGGATCAATTTCCTCTCTAAAGAATTTAAGTACCTCAGACATTTATTTACCTTTTTGTTTTTTGATTCTCTGGTTGTAAAGATCCCAAGGACTAACTTCAGACTTTGGTTTATTATTTGGCTTTGACTTATTAGAACTTCCTTTTCTAGGAGCGTATTTGAAAGGATAAGTAGGAGTCATTAAACCACGGAAAGTGGCTTTATCTGGATCTTCTACTGCTATAGTATCTAACCAACTTGCCCCTTCTGTTTCATCCAGTTCTCCATCGCTATCAAAGTCAAAATCTTGTGGATGAATTTCTTTTTTTATCTTACTAAAATTACTGTATTCTCCTGTGTCTGGATGATACACCGCTGACATATCACCACCCTCTCCTTTAATATTTACAGATATAGGTACTTGCCCAGTTACTCCAGTAGGTAAAGATTTTAAATACTGAGCACTATTGTGTGAAGTTATTCCAAAATGATGCTCCTTACCATCCTTGTCTACAACAGTCTTAACAGAAGGCTCAAATGGCTTTTTATTTATTTCTGCTTGCAGCTTTTGATTTTCTAAAAACTGATTCTGCGATTGCATCGATTGATTAAAACCTTCCCATGCAGACATGGCATCAACATTACTCATATCATCAATGTCTATCCCATCTTCAAAGGGCAACGCTTTTGGATTAAATTTTTGAATAGCTTTTAATCCTGATTTAGCAAGCGACCCCATCTTTGTGTTAAATTTCTTTTCTTCAACACGTTGTTTAAGTGCATCATTTATAGTCGTACTTATATCTGAAGATTGAGCTTGAACATTTGCTGTTGCATTCACCATTTGTGCAAAATTCTGAGGCATTGCCTGAACTTGCCCTATACCACCTTTTGAAAACGATAATCCCGCCATTTTATTTTAATTTCCTTTTATTGCCTTCTAGCTACATCGCTAAAAGGACTTTAATTTCACTGCACCTATTATATTAAACAGAACCCAAACTGCTCTTAGATCGAATCCTCGTGAGAAAAATTTTCTCATTAAGCACCTAACCTTCCTATTTTGGCATTTTCACTTTGTTGCAACTGATGCTCATGCTGTTTTGCCCGTTTGATGACCCGATCTGCAAAACTCTTGTCTCCTTGCATTGCTGATTGTGCTGTTTCGCTTTGTAGTAAGCGTTGTAATTCTTGAAGCCTTAACTGATGAGCTTGTCCCGGTTTAATATCAACATCTGCTCCGGCAGCAATTTGCGCGAAGGCTGTTCTTTCATCTTCGATCTCTTGTTGGCTTGCCTGTTCTTCAGGCTTTAATAAGCGCTCACCAAGTTGCGGATCAATAAACTCAAACAACACTTCCATTGCAGAAGTCCGATCCACCACTCCATTAACATCAAACTCAACCGCAAGTTTAAGTAGATTTAATTTCTCTTTAACTAGCTCCATGTCCAAATTGGCAACATTGTAATAAACCATTACATCATATTGACCCTGAACTTCGTCACGACCAACCCGGATCGGTTCAGCTTGCCTAGATCCAACGACACGAAAATAAATTTCGTCATCCATAAACTGCTGCATCAACTGCAAACATTGGCATCCTATTTCACTCCAATAACGCAACCATTTGGAAATCATTCCTTGCTGACGCATCCGGGCATAAAATTGATTTTCATTACCAACTGGTCTGCCAAAATATCTATCAGCCATTTCACGCACTGTATTCTCCACCTCTTTGCTTCCCCCATCTAACCTTGGAGAATCCATGTACTGATAATCATCCGGCCTCATACGTGGAACCATTACACCTGGGCCGATCTTGCTAGGCGCACGACCGACTGGGTGCATCAATGGAGGCATGGTCGATAGGTAAGAACGATCTGTTCTTTGATCATATTCAGTTTTGATCTGCCGCTGCCAAGTTGCTGCGATTTCTCCATACCCACGACTATCATCAAGCCTACGACTTAAATGCTCACGCCTAAATGCAACAAATGGATATTGACCATGCCCGTAATTTAACAATTCTTCTCGACCAACAATCTGCTTACCCCCATCGGTTGATCTCGTATGTGGATTAAAGACAATGTAATAAATACCCGGCACACCGTTTTCATCACATCGACGTTCAAACGCATGAACTACTTCATACAATTTACGTGTATCTAAATCAGTTAAACCGGGCCTGTTGATTCGATTACGATTTGTTACTCCAGCCCACTCAGCATTACTTATTCCTTCAGCCCGATCCAAAACATGATCTGTCCATTCAGCATCCCAACCTCGCGCGTCCTTTGCATCTTTTAACTGTTCAGCAGTCATAAATTGCCTCCAAAATATTCTGCGAGCATCTTGCAAATCTGTAGTGTCTTGTGGAAAAAACACATCTTCACCAACACGTAACGCTTTTATTTCAGGACGATTCTTTATTAATTCAGGTGCAGTATAAACTGCAACTCCATCATTACGTAGATCCTTTATAATTTTACGAATTACTTTATCAGGTAAATCATCATCCAGAAGATCCCGACCCAATACCATTGCTTGGTCTTCAAGTTCTTCGTTCATTATTATTTCAGGCAAGCCAGCACCCACACTGTCAGGCTCCTGCTCTGCCGCCCAAGCACCTATCGTTTCCATGTCAATTTCACGATAAGCTGCACTGGTTTCCTGCTGCCAAAGAACACTCACCAAAGCCAAACCATTTTCACAATAATAGTTAGCTGCCAATTCTGCTTCATGGAAAAACTCTTTCATCTGGTTTTCCATTACCCAACGCAAAAGATTGCTGACCATAAAAGCACGTTTAGCATCCCCGCTTTCTGTTGGGCTTGCTGTAATTCTCATCTGCCTTAAAGATGTCATCAACATATCAACATCTTCTTGAACATAAGAATCAACCAAAGGAATTCGCGCATCAGAGCATCCATCAAATGGAACCGGGTTCTTTCCCAGATTACGTTTCCATTTACGCCCATCAGAACTTTGGCCCGACCACTCGTTAAATCGCTCCCTTCTGTTTTCATCTCGTCGAGTCAACAATGTCGAAGACAATGCTTCACTGTACTCAACCACCAATTCCTCTAAATCTAACTCGTAATCTTTAGCCATGTTATTTAGTCCTTAATTTTTGTATCCATCCATTTGCGCAAGATTGGCTTTAACCAAGCATGGTTTTTAAGCCATTGAGCAAACCTCTCACCGTGCCTTAAATAAATTCTTAACAACCACCTTGGCGAATCCATCATCATATAACTTCTAAACTGCAACCATTTTGGATTTGTTGACCCATACACTTCCCTAGCTACCCAACAAAATAATGTAGCAACTTGAGATGCCGTTTTTACTCCATCCATAATATTCGCTACTTTATTAGCCCGGTTCTGAGCCTTAATTTGTCTATTAGCCATATTAGTTTGTAATCGCGCATTACGATCTGCAAGTTGCAGTTGTGTTCCCATTGGAGATTCAGGATTTAATACATCCTGATCAGTGTAGCCTCCCAATTGTGAGTTTGATTGAAGTGCCATTAACGGATTCACATTAGCGTTTTGACTTAGCAATCCCATTAACGGATTTCCGTATAATTGATTACGCATAGTTTGCGCTCTATAGGCGTTGTTTCTTGATTGATTCATTCGCCGCTCACGACCTTGCTGTAATTCACCAGTTGCATAAGCAATTGTTTCCGGCCCAGTACCAAAACCCATCGCACTTTTTAATCCAATTGCATCCTGACTTAATCGTCTTGAATCAATATTACTTAATTTGCCACGGTTTTGTAGTCCTTCAATAGAATCGTCCATTAACATATTAGATATTTCCATTTGGCGCGGATCTGCTGCACCAAAAGCTTCCATTGCTTGTGGGCCTAAGTCTCGAAGCGCACCTATGTTAGCTTGTCGATCCAAAGATTGTTGACCTCTAGCCATATCACCCATTCGATCTACTCCGTATCCTAATATGTCATAAAATTGCTCAGAGTGTTTTTGGTCACGATCCAAACCCATCTTTGTAACTTGATCCCCGAAGCGACTTTCTAAATCTAAATATCTATCAAACACTCCTGCTTGAGCGTCTAAATTCTTATTCATCATGTCTCCATAATTTATTGAATCATGCTTCAAGTATTTCTGCTTTTTTCTTCCCATGTCTTATTGTCCTTAATTTTTTTGTTACTTTATTAAAATGATCCCAAGACCATATTTTAAATCTTTCAACCTCTTCTGTGTCTCTATGCCAAGCTACGTATGGCAGCTTAAACGGGGCTACCTTTAAAAATTTTTGAAAAGGATTTACGCCAGCCGCAAGCCACACATACCAAACATCACAAACACTACGGTCATAAATTACTAATTCTCCCGCATTCTCAATACTGTGTTTAGGGACAGGACGAGCCATAAGAAAAATACTAGGATTACTCCACACATAACCATGCAGAAGATGCCACCCAAATGTATTATCAAAATCTTCATTCCCAGCCCACTCAACAGCCTTGGCAATTGGTTGATTTATATTTATATCCGTATTTAACAATTTATTATTATTTTGCTGCTTCCGTGTCTACTGGCTCTAACGTAGAAGCCAACATTTGTGTAAAACGAGCCAACCCTTCCGCTGGTGGATTCTGAGTTGCTTCAACATCAATAGAATAACGAGCAGAAAAATCTGTCTCTCTAGTATTTTCCGACTTCGTTGTTACACTTCCAGTGTGTGAATTAGAATGAGATCCACCTGCCGAAAAGCCCACTCCCCAGAAATGCCCACTTACAGAAGCATGACCCTCAGTCTTGGATTCATCTTTCTGAGTGTTCTCTGAAGACTCAGTGTTTGATGAATGAGATTTAACCTCCATATCAAAATGTACCTTCACATCTGATATAGATAAATTAGGTATCGTGACCATAGTCAATAAAGGCATTTTCACCATTTGCTTTAATGGTTTAGTTTGACCTTTGATCAGTCGTTCAACTTCTACGTCAACGGTACGGGTTCTGGTTTTCTTTGGATCATCTGGATCAGGCTCAAACCCAATCGAGGATACAAAATCCAAAGTTACTCCTGCTAATTTCTTCTGCCCTTTAGCGGCACTGACCAACGGGTCAACGATGAGTTCCGAGATCGGTAGACCTTGGAAATCCTTCAACTGTGCATCATCTGCTCCTGCCATAATATTATATTGTAGGTATTAATTTAACTAGGTTATCTCCAACTCTCGCCATGCCTTCAGCCTGATTCGTGCTGGAAAATTTTATTTTAATATTAGCCATTTTATTTTTTCTTAGCTTGCCTAAGCAACCAATGGCTTTCTCTCCGTCGTGATCAAGGTTGACTTCTAGGTCTACCTCACACGTATCTATTTTTAATGTATTGTGAGGAACTAATGTAAATAACGGAACCTCAACCTCTTTATTCTTGAGTGTCATTTTTACAGTTTTAGGTGTCCCGTCTTCGTTAAAATAACCGTCTCTAACATTGTTAGATAAATTCTCCTCAACTGATTTTTGTGCGTGTACTACTGCTGAGTAAATACCGTCAAATATGTTTTGTAATTCCCCTGCCATTACCCTTTTCTAATTAATTCTCTACATTTTAAAATAATATAAAATAAAGTGGCTACAGAAATTGCACACTTTAATAAAACATCTATGGACAAAAACCAGTTGCCAATACCTCCAACACTAGCCAAATAAACTTTTACTGAATCAAAATCCATAATATTATATCTTATTTTTTAACACTTTTCTTTTTAGGTCTTGCAGTTGGCTTTGACTTAGGTCTACCCGGTTTAGGATATGTTCCTGGGCCACTAGGCATCGTTTACCTCCTCATCATTTGTAGAGTCATCCTTAACAGGATCAGGTGTTGGTTCAGGTGTAACTGGTTCTGGTTCTGGTGTTGGCTCAACTGTTGTGTCCAAAGTCACTGTAGGTGCTTCAAAGTTTTGAGCATTAATCGGTTGCTGGGCCTGACTTACTAATTGAGCGTCCAAGCTACTCCACCAATTTTGGTCTGCTGCAAATTGATTAACTATCTCTGAAGTTTTCTCGGCAGTTAAATCGTTTAGCATTAGCATAGTGCCTTCTTCCGGTTTCCAGATTCCGTCAATGTACGCAGAGTTACCCTCATTGTCATCCGAAGTGGCAGTGAGGCCGATTACTAATTCGCAACAACACTGGGGGTTGTCGCTTAAACATCTGGGTTCTAATCTGACCAGACGGTATGTGTTGTTATTACTCATCTTATTTATTTTCCAAATCTTCTATTCTCTTCAATGCATCTTGCAACGCTGCCCAAAGGATTGGGATCATGTCAGTTTGATTGACGCTCTTATATCTATCCACATGAGTAGATGTAACTACTAAATCGTTCTTATTAATTTTCTCCTCAACCTCATGTGCAAGAAATCCGATTCTGTCTTGTGTTTGAATTTTCTTAGCATCGCATTTGTCGCTCCACTTGTAGCTGTAAACTGGAACGCCTTTTACTAACGATGCAGCTTCAGAAGTATCCCATAATGAAGTGTCATCTTTTAATCTTTGATCTGACCAAGTGGTGTGTCCGTAGGATGCGATATAGCCAGCGACTTTTATGCCGTAGGATGTGTCTACTAGAGTTGCTACACCTAATCTGGAAGAAATATAACCATCTCCCGTTATGTGTAATCCACCTGTTGTGCTTTTAATTCCACCACCCACATAAAGTGAATATGTAGAACCTGTTTCTGGACTTGCGGCATTTACAGTTAATCCAGAAGTTCCAGAATTATAATTATACCAAAGCCTATGAGCTTCACCTACCTCATTGCCGCCAAGATGAACTGCAACTTCATGGTTTGTCTGTGCAGCGTGGGTTTCACTTACTGTTCCACTACCACTGCCTCCTCCACTTTGATCTACCCAGCTTAGTGTGCCTCCTCCACCTACTGCTAAAACTTGATTAGCACTTCCGATAGCTGTTGGAAATGTGTATGCGTTGTTAAAAGTAATTGGCCCACTACCAGATATTGAAAGTCTGTTAGTTTCGTTGGTCATAAACGTCAACGCTCTACCACTTGAGTTGTGGCCAAAATATGCCGCAGTTCCATTCATGGCTAAGAATGTGGTGTAGCCATTTCCCGTTACTGCAAATTGCCCAGCTCCTCCAGCAGAGGGCGATATATCAGCGGCTTGAGTTACATGAAATTTGTTTGATGGATAAGCTCCAATTCCAATCCGATCTACAGAAGCATCTAAAATAAAAAGATTAGTGTCGGTATCACCTTCCATACGAACGTCTACGTCATCACGCCCGTCTTCATTGAAGCAAACTTCATTAGCTTTAAATCGGATTTGTTTTAGTCCAGAGGAGTTGCGGATATAATGGTTAGCAGCAAATTTAAGACCATCAGTGTCCACCCATAACCTTGAAGCAGCACCAACACCGATAGAATATCTTTCGTTGCCGTGTTCATATTGAATATAACCTCTGTACCTTTGGTTCCCGTTAGTACCATCTGAAAAATAAATTGAACCAATATGGGAAGGGCCAGAAACAATAGTCATACCATTGTGACCAGTTGAGTCAGTTGCGTATTTACCTACAATTAAATTATTTGCATAAGGCGATTCGGCGTAGCTTGATAAATCGGACGCTCCAATACTGACATTATCTGTACTGTTTATTACTATATCATTATTGCTAGTAATGTTGAACGCACCACCTCCAGCGAGTTTGCTAACATAAAACGAATCGTCTCCTCCTTCGCATCTAACTTTACCAATTGCAGATCCACCACTATTATTTAATACCAACGTGCCATGCGAAGTAACTCCCGGCCCCCCTAAACTTAAATCGGTATTTCCTCCAGAACCTCCTTTAATGTAACTCTCTCCATCAGAATGGAACTGAAGGGTTTGCGTTCCTCCATCTTTGTAAGCACGGATTAAACAATCGTTAGAAGATTGACGAACATTAAACATCGCATCGCCAGCGTTGTCTTTTATGCTCAGAGCATTTCTTCCATCGCCTGTACTTTTAATTGATAGGGCATCTTGGGAATCGGCAGTAGTGTTAACACCAATTGGATCTGAAAAGGTACGCTTACCAGCTTGGCTGACCCTTATATATTTCCAGCCTGAAATGTAAGTGCCTCTTGTGCCTGACGAGTGAGTGTAATTAAACAGTGCTTGTGGCGTAAAATATTTAGTTCCCGTTTCCCATTGACCAGTTGAGCTGCCCGTATTTGGCCCAAGATAACCGTGTACTTTAGTCCATCCAGAAGTACCGGGGCTAGTGTTAATCATTACCCAGTATCCGTATGAACCGGGATTTCCTGAACCAGTTGATGGTTGTCCAAAATCTTCTTTGTACTCAATAGACCCCATGTAGTGACCAACTGCACCAGCGTCTTTTACCCAGCACTCACAATAAATTATAGTGTCAGGCTCAACTGGTATCATTGGGAATGGTGATCCGTAAGTTGCACCAACATTTACATTTCCAGCTATGTAAACTGAATAACCAGCGGGAGCAGTAGAGTCGTTTTGAAAATTAACATTAGTGCTATTAAAAAATGATTGTAGTTCAGTGTCACTCCACTGCGGGTTAATAGACCAAACTGTTTCCCCTTCTGATGAGTAATTTAATGGATAGTTATTGTTTAAATATAAACCTCTTTTATGTGTGCGAGTAACTGACCCAGAAACAAATACACCATCGTTAGTTGTGGTTAAACGAGTCGCTCCAGCGTGTTTTAAATAAACTGGTGAAGCATTAACTTCTAAACCTTTATATGCACTGCCATCTCTTGAAACTCCGATTATTGAACCAAGACCAGAAGTGTTCCCGTGAATTGCGACTCCTTGTGCGTCTGAACCAATATGCGTTTCACCGTTTTGTTTTATTTTTAAACGAACATGAGTAGCAGTGCCTACAGATGCGTAACTCTTGAACTCGTAACCACCTTGAACATTGCTGCGCGAAACAAATGTTGCAGTGTCTCCATTTTGTAAAATGTCAATTGCTCCGTGAGCGTGGTTAGTGTCTTGAACACGCAGTCCATAGCCATGATTATCAACTGCTGTAGAACCTGATCCGTTTGCGGCGATGTGTAATGTTTGCGTTGGAACAGTTGTGCCTATGGAAATTTGATCTTGAGCAATAGTCAGTACCGCACTGTTATTGTCCCAGAATTGAGTTCGTAAATTTGTGGTGTCTGCAACAATGCGACCAACAATACTGTTATCTAATCTCCGCCAGATTAACGCTGACGC